GCACCTGCGACGTCCTGGGCCAAGGCGCGGGCGGTCTGCCGCCGCATGGCTACGGTGCGCAATGCCTGCTGATACAATTCGTTTTTGGTACGCATAAAGGCTCCTTACTCCGGTTTCTTGATCAGGGAACGGCGGCGGGTGGCGTTTTTCAGGATATCGTTTCCGCTGGGTGTGTCGCGGTCTACCCGGATATTCCGGCTTGCTCCGGCTGCGGCCACCGGGCCGCGCACATCGTGGATGCTGCGCAGCCCCTTGGCGTTCCATGTTTTAAGGATGCTGTTCCAGTACCACAGATCCCGCTTCGGGCCGGCCTGCACGGCGGCTTCCTGCACCATGGCGTCGTCGTAGCCGTACACCTCGTACCACCGTGCAATGGCCTTGCGCCCGCCCAGTGTCAGCTCCTCGGGGGTGATCTGCAACAGACTGCTGACGTATTCCTCGCGGCTCTGGCGCAGCGCCAGCAGCTTTAAGTGGGCATCGGCCTGCTCGCCGGTCTCCACGCCCTCGGCGCGCCAGACCTTCAGCTCATGGGTCACAGCGGCCATGGTGCGCTTGCCCCGGCTGGCCACATAGGCCACACAGAGCATCACAGTCTCGGGTGCAAAGCCCTCCTGCACATACAGGTTCACCAGTTTTTCCATCTCGGTGTGGGTCAGCGGACGGGCAAAGCTGGTCTGTCCGCAGTCGATCAGGCTGGAGATCATAGGGTCGGTGCGGCTGGCGGCGGCGATCTCCGCCCAGCGCATGGGGGCGGGGGCGCTGGGCTCTGCGCCCGGCGCGGCGTTTTCCTCGTAGCGCTCCAAAAGCCCTGCACCTGCCCAGAAAGCCAGCGCACTTTCTGCACTGATGCGGCTGCGCAGCTTGAGATCGGCGCAGATCTTGTCCGGGTCGGTCACGCCGGTGGCCAGCACATACAGCGCCACCCGCACATTGTATTCTTCGGCAATGCCCAGCTTGGAGAACACCAGCTGCGGCACGGCGATAGTATCGCCCTTCAGTTCTTTCAAACGGTAGATCATGGTTTCCTCGTTCGGTTCATTCGTTGGCAGTATCCGGCTCGGCGGGCGGCTCCCAAGGGTCGCAGTCCATCATGTCCGGGCAGTTGTTCCAGCGCTCTGGCTCGGCATCGTAGGCGTCCTTCAGATACTGCGCGGCGGCGGCACGCCCTTCGTCCGTAAGCGGAAATACCTCCCGGCGGCGCAGGGCGGGGTCGGTCTTGTCGATCGTCCAAGGCGCGGGCCAGTAGTCCACTGTGAGGATCTTTTCCTCTTTGGTGGCATCCGCGCCGCCGTCCGGGTCCGGCACGGTGCGTTTGCCCGGCGTAAGCCGGTAGCGCAGTCCGGCTTCGTTGCCGCTGTAATCATTCTTGCACAAAAAGTAGTGCAGCAGGGGAACAAAGATCATGGTGCAGCTCGTCCTTTCCGGAAAAAGGCGCAGCCTTTTGCGCAATCAATTCTATTATAAAGCAGCCGGGCTAAAATGCAATAACTTTTTGTGAAACGCCCTGCAAAAGCTGCCCCGCTTACAGGAAATCCGGCCTTGACAGTGCAGCAGAAATATGGTAAAATATTGCCTGTTGCAGCAGATGTGCAATGTGCTACTGTGGCTCAGCTGGTAGAGCAGCTCACTCGTAATGAGCAGGTCGCCTGTTCGAATCAGGTCAGTAGCTCCAAAAATCCCGCGAAACTACGTTTAAAACGTAAGGTTTTGCGGGATTTTTTCTTTTCGAAAATTGAGACTTCGGAAAAACCGCAACATAAACCGCAACATGGCACAGCACACGACAAAACACGACACGCAATAAGACGCGACAAAACACGCAATTGCGATAATTTATACAGGTGCTTTACACAATAAAAAAGAGCCGCAGCTCCTTGTAACGGGAACTGCGGCTCTTGTCATGTACAGATCACTTGCCCTGCGCCTTCAGGCGGTCAAAGGTCTTGTCTGCTTCCAGTGCGGCGGGGGTGAAGGAGTTGTTCTTCCACCACGCCACAAGGGCGGTGACAGTGGTAATGCCCGCCGTCACCAGCTGTTCCACGGTGGCGCTCTCGATGGGCAGCACGGGCTTGCCCAGAGCGCTGAGCACCTGATTCGCCAGTGCCAGCAGCAGGCAGGCGGTACGGGCGATGGTGCCTGCGGTCACGGTGGGGGCGTTGTAGGTATGTGCTTTCATAGTCAGTTCCTTTCTCTTTCGTGCTCGTGATCTTCTAAGTCAGATATCCGGTGGTTGGCCACCTTCATCTGCTCTTCCAAAATGGGAACGCGGCGGGCAAAGTTGTTGTGCTCCCGCACCTCGCGGGTCAGCTCTTCCAGTTTGGTGTCAGTCACCGCCTGACTCTTGCCGTTTGCAATCAGCACGCCGATCAGGGTCACCGCACCGGCAAGAATGGCTGAGATGATACTCTCCATCGGTATCACCCCCTCACAGCGTCCATCTGCTCTTATTCTGCCGGGTATCCACGTGCACCCAGCCGGTGGCTCTGCCCGCCTTGACGGGGTAGCGGCCTACGCCGCCCCAGTCAGGCATCAGGCTTTCGGCATAGGCCGCTATGTCCTCCACGCTCACGCCCTGCACCCGGATGTCTGCCGCCCTGCCCAGCAGGTGCTGGCTGCTCTTGGAGCCGCCCACCTCGGTATTGTGTTCGGGGGTGCGGTAGCCGCTGGTGATCGTCACCGCCTTGCCGAAATGCTCCCGGATGCACTGGAGCACCACGGTCAGCGCTTCATCCACGAGGATGGTATCGCTGCCGTCCCGGCAGCGGAACTCCCGCGTATTGAAGCTCGGTGCAAGTTTGCGGTTGCCGTCCTTTGCAAGGCTATACTGTCTGATCATCTCACTTCACGTCCTTTCCTTACAGCCGCTTCAGCAGCGCAGCGATGGGCTCTACATAAAACCGCTCGTAGCCTGCTTTGTTGGGGTGTGTGCCATCGCCGGTGTACTTGCCGCTCAGCCCGCTGATGCCGTGGCTGCCCATGGGCGGGGTGCTTTCTGCAATGTCCACGTAGGGCACGCCCCATTTCTGCAGCGCTGCAAGAATGGCGGGCTTATAGGTCTTGTACCAGTTTTCGCTGCTGCCGAACAGCCCGCCGTGGGGGAACACATAGGCCACGCGCTTGTCGCTGTAGTTTTTCGCCAGATACTCCAGCATTTTTTCCAGTGCGCCGGTCATGGTCGTTTCATCGTAGGTGGTGGCAAAACCATCCGTCAAGGTGCCCACAGGGGCCTTGTTCCACGCATCATTTACGCCGCCCTCCAGCAGGATATAGTCTGCCTTTGCAAGCGCTGTGGAGCTTGTCACCACCGTGCTGATACAGGTACGGATACCGCCGTTTACGTTGTCGGTAATGTTCGGAGCCAGCGTTGCGCCGTTCACGGCTTCATTGGTCACCGTCATGCCATATTTATCTGCAATGCACTTGCCGTAGCCGCCCGCACAGCTTGCGCCGTAGGCGATCATGAGCAAATGTCTCCAATGCATCCCGGTGATCTGCAAGTGCACGCTGTCCCCAGTAGGAGCCGCGCAGCATTCCATCGCCGTGCAGACATTCACCCTGCGGATGCAGATAATACTGTCTGCGGGCGTAGGGCGTATTATGGACCAGCAGTCCGTGTTTAAAGTCGGATGCCTGCAGGACACTGTTTTTCAGCGTTCCGGTATCAAAAGGAACGTAAGGGTCTACCGTTTTTGCGACCTGCTGGGAAAAGGCAGACTGAACCTTTTCAAAAGCCGCCTGCTTGTCCTGTGCAAAGCCGGTGCGGAACACAAGCTTCATGCAGATGCCGTCCTCCATGCCGCTCAGCTCCCTTCAATATGCCAGTGGGGGAGCAGAGGCTCCCGGTTATCGGAAACAGCAGACGCCGTGCAGCACAGGTGTGTTTTTTCGAGATGTGCATACTCTGTTGCGGTCAGAGCGGATAAGCGCCCCTGCACAAGTTTCCAGCCCCGTTTCAGTGTCCAGTACCGCGTCTTTTCCACGGCAGGCAGTGCTGCCCACTGCACATAGGGCAGATAGCCTGCGGAACATACGCCAGCCGGAATGCGGATGTGCACTTCCCGGACGGGGTCTTTGGCGGTACCGGAGCCGGTGGAGCCGATGCGCTCCCGCCAGCTGCAGGCAGGAAACACCCAGCACACCGGGGTATCGGTATCAGTCTTGGGGTCATGGATCAGGTTTACCACGGTGATGGTGGTCTGCATCAGATGCACCCCCTATACAACAGACCGTGAGGGTCTGCGCCAAGGGCGGCTTGCAGCAGTGCGGCAGTCTCGGCCTGTGCAGCAGCAGTCTGGCTTCTGCCTGCGGCAAAGGTGACGGCGTAGCCATCGTTGTTCACGCTGACCGCACCCGGTACACTGCCGGTGGTCTGCTGCGCTGCCAGCAGTTCCACGATTTGCACGCAGGCATCAGTCAGGGCACTGCGGCAGCTCTCGCACGCCTTGGCGTGCGGTTCTGCCCGGCCAAAGGTAAGGCCATCGATCAGGCGGGAAGCCCGGGCGCACAGCACCGTGAAGGCCTGCTCGGTCATACTGCCGCCCGCCGCCGCGTACTGATCATAGGAGCAGTAGAGCATGGGGCAGACCTCCTCAGGTGTGGCTCTTGACGAGGACGGTCTGAGCCTTGGTGACCTTGTGGGCGTAGATCTTACGGCCCTGCACAGCGCAAGCACCGATGTAGGTGCCGCTGCCCTTCAGGTCGTTCACGGCCACAGGCTCGCTCCATTCCTCGATGCGGGTGAACCAGTTGGGATGACCGGCCACAAAGTCCACCTTCTCGCCCAGCGTGGTATCCTCGAACACGGTAAAGCCCGCTACGCGGCCAACAGCACCGGTCTGTACCACAGCATCACCCAGCGCGGACGCCTTGATGAACTCCGGGCTCTTCAGCAGCAGGGCATAGGTCTCCGGGGAGACCAGAAGCCAGCGGCCATCCGTGGGCACATGGGTCTCGGACAGCTTGGTGCGGGCATCCACGATGGTGTCATAGATGTTGGCCTTGGTCAGGGCAGCGGTGCTGTCCATGGCGGTGCCGCCAGTCACCAGCTCGGCAGAAGCATCGGTCTCCATCTGCAGCGCCAGCGAGTAACCGGCACTGTCCAGACGGTCGGCCACCAGATGACCGGGCACGCTCTCGGCGTCAAAGCCGTCGATCAGCTCGTTGACGGCCTTATCCTTGTCGATATTCACGGTCAGAAAGCTGGTGTCACCATGGGTCATGGCGGTGCCGGTCTTCTTGTTGTAGTCGGCTACGGTCACTTCGGTGTCGCGGACGGGCACCTTGACAGCGCCTGCCTTCGGGGTGCCCTCGTAACGATTGTTACAGATGATGCCCACCCGCTTGACAAGGGTCGCACGCAGCTTGGCATCGACCAGTTCAGAATAACGTTCTCTTGCAATATGCGGCATAGTATAGTCCTTTCTGTCAGATCTTGATATTCGGATTCATGTTTTTAAAGGCGGTCTCCACCGGGTCGGTATCGTCACCGCCGTGCATGGGGTCGCCGTGTTCGCTGCCGGTGGAGTAGGTGCCGGCACCCTGCTGTGCAGTGCCCGGCTGCTCCCCGAACGCCCAAGGGTTTGCCTTAACTGCATCCTCCAGCGCCTTGTTGATGTCGGTGGTGCGGTCTTTGGAGCCCTTCAGGGCATCCAGATCCAGCAAAGCGCGCACCGCATCCACGCTGCGCCCCTTCTTGCCGAGGATGGCGGTGTTCAGGGCGCTGTCAAAGGCAAAGCCATCGGCCTGCGCCTGCATATCCGCCTGCAGTTTGGTCACCTGCGCCTGCAGCCCGGCAACGTCCACACCGTCAAAGGCCTTCAGGCCGTCCTGTGCGGTCTTGAGCTG